ATGTCTGAAGTATTACTATATAACGGTGACTGCATCCAAGCTATGGGCGGAATTGCAGATCATTCAATCAACTTGATTCTGACTGACCCACCATACAATCTCGGGAATTTTATGATAAGCAGAGATACCAATCTCAAAAAAATGCGTGATAATTTTTTTGGCGCTGCAGGTTGGGACAACCTTGAATATGATGAGTGGATTAAAGCTATAGACGGATTCTTTGAACAGGCTGCACGTGTCATGAAAAAAGGTGGATCTATGATAGTCTTTATGGCAGCCATTAAAGTGGAAACAACTATCAGTCTGGCTGAAAAGCATGGTTTTTACTATAAGACTACAGGAACATGGCACAAATTAAATCCTATGCCGCGAAATATGAATTTGCATTTTGTTAATTCAACAGAAACCTGGATTTATTTCACATACAAAACGCGCACCGGAACTTTCAATAATAACGGTGCGGTATTGCACGATTTTATTGAGACATCAGTGACTCCCGCCGGTGAGCGCAAATACGGAAAGCACCCTACGCAAAAGCCAGAGGCCTTAATGAGTCATTTTGTTGAGGTATTATCCAATGAGGAAGATTGGGTTCTTGATCCCTTTATGGGCAGTGGTACATCTGGAGTTGTAGCTAAACGAGGAAAACGTAATTTCATCGGCATTGAACTTGATAGAAATTACTTTGATATTGCAAAAAAGCGCATTGAAGGAGATCGAAGTGAATGAAACCCACAGTAATTGACCTCTTTGCAGGTGTTGGTGGATTATCGCTCGGATTTGAGCAGGTTGGATTTGATGTTGTTCTCGCGAACGAGTACGACAAAGAGATTGCGGCCGCATATCAAAGAAACCACCATAAAACTAAAATGGTGGTCGGAGATATTACTGCGTTAGACCTTGAAGAAACTTTTGGTTCATTCGCTGGGAAAATCGATGTAATTATTGGTGGCCCCCCATGCCAAGGATTCTCCCAAAAAGGACAGCGAAAAACAATTCACGATGAGCGTAACTTCTTATTCAAGTATTATGTCAAAGTCGTAGACCTTGTTCGGCCCAGATATTTTGTAATGGAGAATGTCCCTAATTTGCTGACAGCCGAGAACGGTTACTTTCAAAAGGAAATAATCGACCTTTTTAATAGCATGGGATACAGTCTCAATACAGGCATCCTTAATGCGGCAGATTTTGGCGTACCCCAAAACAGACGGCGTGCAGTTATTATTGGTAAAAGAGATGGCGAAGCGCCGGCTTTACCTGTAAAAGCAGAGCAGCGAGTAACCATTTGGGATGCAATTGGTGATTTAGCTTATCTTAAATCTGGTGAGGGCCAAGAAGAACAACAATACGCTGACCTTCCCGTCAGCGACTATGCAAAATCTCTGCGTGGAAACATGTACGTACTTCATAATCATGTTGCTACCAAGCATTCCAAACTGGCATTGGAAAGACTGGCTCTTATTCCTCCTAACTGTGGAAAGGAAGTTCTACCTGACGAGCATCTGACAAAATCTATTTATAGTGGTACTTGGTCCAGAATGATAAAAGATGATATTTCCGTTACTATTACAACCAGATTCGATACGCCATCTTCTGGACGTTTCACACACCCTTATCTAAATCGAGCTATTACTGTTCGCGAGGCGGCGCGTATCCAGTCATTCCCTGACAGCTTTGTATTCATTGGGACGAAGAGCTCACAAATGAAGCAGGTCGGAAATGCAGTTCCACCACGTCTGGCCAATGCCATTGCGACGGTGATAAAAAAAGATATGGAGGACAATGAATTATGATCAGGCCAGAATCTGCTCCTGTATATGACCAAGTAGACTTAAAACTGGGAATCAAATCTTCTCTTCCGTCCGTAAAACCAACGCTCGCATTGCTCTTCCTCATGTGGCGAGAGATGGGCCGCCCATCCGAGTTAGAGTATGCAACTGCACAAGGGGACGCAATTGTACTGCGAACAGATATCGAAGAAGCACTGTATCAGAGACTTCATGAGATTTCTGGCGTGGTGACATTAGAGCAATTCCGGGATAAGACGAACAACAATCTGATGTTCAAAGCGCAGCTTGAAGCATTGTCGGTTGCTTTTGAACTTGTATGGAAAGTTGCAAAAATCAGATTTTCTGATGGTAGGCCTAATAGTGCTGAAAGAACGGGCGGTTCACGTTTCCCTAAAAGAGTGTGGTTTACGCTCAATATGGATCTGCTCGACGCTGTCTGTGGTGATGATGCTGATTACCTCAAAGTCTTTTTTTCGTGGCTTGGCTTTGATCTGAATGCTGATAATGAAAAAGAACGTAATATTATTCGTTTTCTGACCATCATTTCGGAGTCAGCATACTACAAGCTGATCGACAACGAAGTAGGTGTAGTGTTTAACCTAGAAAGTGTGTATAAAGCCGTCTTGTCCCATACCGATGCCGTGGATATCTCTGGTGACAAGGAGGCAAAGGGCTCTTTGCGTATTTTGAAATCTGCCCTTGCAGAAAACCTTATTTCAAACATTTCTGTCCACAACAATGCTGTAACAGCAATTGATGCAGATGCTTTGAGACATTATGCCGACAGAGTGTCTGTATTCCATCAGTTGGAACCTAAGGTATATCTCACAACTCCCACTACAGCTCCAACGATTGATTTTGATGCTCTTCGTCAGGAGTGGATGGATAAGGACAACCAAGAATTTATACTTTCATGCCTTGATTTCATGAAAACGCACGGCTTGTTCACAGATAAATCTCTTGAAACACTCCAGGACAAAGAGCAATGTGCAGTTTTGTTCCGCCACAACTCGCTTAATGGCATTCTCTTGTGTGTGAATCCTAACCAACCGGACGATGAGCAGCGCAAGGATGCTAACGGCAATGCCCGCTACTATTCCGAAAAGTATATCATCGCCGAAAATGAATATTTTGTTTCCTCAGAATGGAGACCCGACAGAGAGGATGCAAGAAAGCCATTAATAGATTGGATTTTTGCACTAATGCAGGAAATTAAATTCAATACAGGCTATCAGAGTGAATTTCCTCGTAACCGTATCCTTTTCGGCGCTCCTGGCACTGGTAAGAGCTTTACTCTGAACCATGAAAAGGATGACCTGCTTACAGATGGTGGCGAATACGAGCGAGTGACTTTCCACCCAGATTATTCCTACGCCAATTTTGTCGGTACATATAAGCCGGTGCCCTGCAAGGACAGCGATGGCAAGGACGCAATCACATATTCTTATGTGCCTGGTCCGTTTATGCGAACCTATGTAAAAGCCCTTCAGAACAGCAGAACTGATGCCCCCAAGCCTTTCCTACTTGTGATCGAGGAAATCAATCGTGCCAATGTTGCTGCTGTGTTCGGTGACGTATTCCAGTTGCTTGACCGTGGTGATGACGAGGTTAGTGAATATCCGATCCAGGCATCCGAGGACATCAAAAAGTATCTGGCAGAAGAACTCGGCGGCAACCCCGACGATTACGCTGAAATCCGCATTCCAGACAATATGTTCATCTGGGCTACCATGAACAGTGCTGACCAGGGCGTATTCCCGATGGATACCGCTTTTAAGCGCAGATGGGACTTCACCTATTTGGGCATCGATGACAGTGAAGCCGGAATTGTGGGCAAAAAGGTTGTCCTCGGTCAAGGCGATTATCGCCGTGTTGTGGAGTGGAATGCTCTCCGCAAAGCCATCAACAATGAGCTGCTCACTTATAAGGTGAACGAGGATAAGCTGATGGGCCCGTATTTCATCTCCAAGAAAAATCTGCCGGAGGGTGAAATGATTGACCCTGCCGTCTTTACCCGTATATTTAAGAACAAGGTCATTATGTACCTGTTCGATGATGCCGCAAAGCAGAAGCGCATTACTCTGTTCGGCGGCTGCGATGAGAAGGCAAAGAACCAGTATTCCAAGATTTGCAGAGAATTTGACACCAAGGGTGTTTACATTTTCTGCGAAGGAATCAGTAGCCAGTTTATTGATAATGTCCCAGAGGATGATGGAGAATGATTTCAGTATTTTTACGAGAACAAAAACGCTATACCCAGGAAGACCTGGTTAAAGAGTTTCATTGCTCCGAGGAAAAGACTGTCCGCATTCTGAAGCGTCTGAAAGAATATGGCGTTCTGAAGGCCGTAAAAGCAAATGACACACAGAAGGATCTCACCGATTTGTTGGATGAGGACATCGAAATCGCTGATGTTGAGGTCGGTGAAAACGAATATCTCTATGTATTCACTTTTGTAGGTGTAATTACAATTGAGGGGCGTGTGCTGAAATGCTATCCGAAATATCTGCTTGATGCCACTACTCCCAAAGCAGAACTGAAACGAGTGCTGAAGGTTCTGGAAAAGTACAATTCCAAGGAACAGATCATTCGTATGTACAACGATACGAGTGACAGCAGCGCATTTAATATGTTGGCTGTTATGCTGTTCCTCCTCCAGAATTATTTTGAGTATGGTGCCTATACCAACACACAGGACATCATCGAATCCAACGGGTCCGGTGACATCCTTTGGGATAAGACCATCAACGAAACATTCACTCTCTTAAGCAACAACCGGCCATATTACCCAGTATTGCTGACTATGAAGCATGTGAATGACGATTTTGATTTCTTCAAACGCCTGCATGAGTGTATCCTTACTCGATGCACGGAGGAATTACGAGATGCCGACCTGTTGGATTTGTTCGATATTATGGGTGTCGATATTTCCGATGAGCATATTGAGGATTTCGGTGACAAAGAGTATGTCCTGGAACGCATTGCCAAAGAACTCAATGCCCAGTTCAATACCCGCAAACAGCTTCTGCTGAAAACGCTGTATGCCTACATAGCAAACAGCAGCGCACTGGACGATCTGGACTGCTTCAGTATGTTCGGAACGAACAGCTTCAATCTGGTATGGGAAAAGGTCTGTGCGGAAGTAATGGACAACCAGTTGCAGAAGCCAATCGGCGGACTGCGACTGCCTGTACCGTTGGCCGAGCAATACCGCGATATGCGGCATAAGAAACTCATTGATTTGATTGATAAACCGCAGTGGTCTGGGACTGCTCCAAACAGTGAGTTGTTTGTAAAGCAGGCCGAGGATACGCTCATCCCAGACCTTATTTCCATTGTTAATGTCGATGGGAACTATCAGTTTGTTATTTTTGATGCCAAATACTATAACATCCAATTGGAGCATAACAAAAAGCTGCGTGGTCAGCCCGGTATCGAGTCCATCACCAAGCAGTATTTGTACCAGTTGGCCTATCAGCCGTTTGTGGAAGCACATCAGATCGGCGCAGTGCGGAACTGCTTCCTCATGCCGACTTCTTCTGCTGAAATAGTCGAAAAAGGAACTGCATCCCTTTCCATGCTAAGTGAACTGGGACTGCAGGACATTCAGGTGCGATTGCTGCCTGCGGAAATGATGTACCGGCACTACATTGACAACACGAAGTTAGACTTGCAGCTTCTAAATCTGTAGAATCAAAACTAACTGCTAAAGCTGCACCAAGCAATCTCTATGAATTAATCGAAGAAATCACCGAGCAATGCCTTCACAGGCAATGCTCGGTGATTTTCATTATCTGTCTTCATATTCGGTGACGCCGTCGATGTGTCAAGTTCCCGACTCGGCAAAAAAGTCGCTCAATGTGACTCCCAGCGCAACGCAGATGCGCTCAATCGTGGGAACGCCCAACTGACTTCCGCGCATCTCAGCATTCTTTAAGGTTGAATATGATACATCACACAACTGAGATAGCTTGAAAAGAGAGAGGTTACGCTCATCGGCCAACTCCATCACCCTTGCTATCGTATCCATATAATCCCCGCCTTTCTACATCCTATCCCGCCATCAATTCTAAAGGGAATGTAGTCCAATATTCTGCACTCAAAGAACCCTGCCTATAACTTGGAATCTCGAATCTGGCAGGATCACCTTGGGCGCGTATGCCTGATTATAGGACAGCATCACAGGTTGCATGTGAAGGCAACCATAGCTGTCAGTGAATGCGTCCTTTTGTTGTTCACTTGGCTCCTGCTCACTGTATACCTTCAAGTAGCCATCGCCATCATAGACAAAGATGCCGACCTCTCCAACGGCCAAGGTCTCGCACTCCTCGACCCAGACGATCTGACCGTCATGATAAACAGGCTCCATACTATCGCCGGAAACCCGTACACCAAAATCAGCACCCTTTGGAACTGACTTCTCAGGGAAGCTGACCATCTCAAAGTTGCCCTCCTCGAGGAATTCGCCGGTACCAGCGGATACCGCAAGATTACTCACAGGCATCTCTATGTACTTGAGAATGCTGACCACCTTTGGCTGCGGCTTATACTTCCCCGACGCAATCAGGTCATCCTTGTACTCCCTGACTTTTGCCAAGCCTGCATCATTGAGTGCCGGTGTATGACTGCTGCAAAAATAAGAAACATCCACATCCAGATCAAGCGCATGACAGACAGCCACCAGCTGATAGGCGTTTGGTAAAGCACTGCCCTTTGCCCACTTATTGATGCCGCTGGGGGACATCGTTACCCCATACTGCCGCAAAAGTGCGCTGAAATCGACGAGGCTGAGGCCAGCTTTGCGCCGTGCTTCATCAATGCGGACCCCAATAACATTTTCCTGACGCTCTGTCTCTGCATTATAGTTCGCGTGATTCGTTATCGGGAGAGAAAGAATTTTAGCTTTGCTCTTACTCATAATAGCAACCGCCTTTTCTGTTTATGGCTTCAGTATATAGTGGAAAAGACTCGCTGTCAATAGAAAATTGACTATTACTCTACAAATGCGACATTGACATAGATAAATAATCTGCTTATCATAAAAGCACACGAGCAAGATAAGAGGTGAAAACACATGGATAACGAGCGTGTTATTCTGCACAGTGACATGAACTCCTTCTACGCATCCGTTGAGATGATGCTCGATCCCGAGCTCAAAGGGAAGCCTGTTGCGGTGTGCGGTTCGACGGAAGAGCGTCATGGTATCGTCTTAGCCAAGTCGGACTTAGCCAAGAAAGCTGGAGTAAAAACAGGCATGGTAAATTGGGAAGCTCGGCAGCTTTGCCCAGGACTGATCGTTGTACCGCCTCAGTACGACCAGTACCTCAAGTATTCTAAGTTGGCTCGCCAAATCTACCACCGATATACGGATCTTGTTGAACCGTATGGCATGGATGAGTGCTGGCTTGATGTGACCGGCTCCGGTATTTGCGGAACAGGCATGGAGATCGCCGAGGCGATTCGGCAGACAACAAAGGATGAGCTTGGCCTGACGGTGAGCATCGGCGTGTCGTTCAACAAGATCTTTGCCAAACTCGGGTCGGACATGAAGAAGCCAGATGCAATCACCGAAATCAGGCAGGATAACTTCAAGGAAAAGATCTGGCCGCTCGATGCTGTCGAGCTACTCTATGTGGGAAGGTCCACAGAAAACAAACTGGCTCAATACGGGATCCGCACCATCGGTGATGTAGCAAAGACCTCCCCGGAAACATTACAGCACATGCTGGGGATCAATGGCATCAAACTCTGGAGATATGCAAATGGAACGGATACTTCTCGTGTCATGCATAAGGACTTTGTCAGCCCCGTCAAGTCCATCGGACACGGGATCACCTGCACCGCTGACCTGCAAACACCAGAAGAAGTTTTCTGAGTCATGCTGGAATTGAGCCAGGATGTTGGGCATCGACTCCGTGTCCACGAGTTGATGGCCTGTGGTGTGCAAGTCTCCGTCCGGGCAAATGACCTATATGGTTCACAATACCAGTGTAAGCTCCCATTCAGAACGCAGCTCCCCAACGAAATCGCCGGAGCGGGCTTTCATCTTCTTATGGAGCGGTATCGGTGGGATAAACCAATTCGAGCCGTTACGATCCGTGGTATTGATTTGGTATCGCAGAAGGGAGCAGAGCAACTCTCTATGTTCGTGGATCATCAGAAACGGGATCGCCGTATCCTTCTGGAGGACGCTATCGAGGACATCCGAAGGAGATTTGGGAAACGCGCCATTTCCTATGCCATTCTTATGGGCGACTTAAAGATCCCCGACGACGGCAGGCAGTTGGTGACCATGCCCGGACTTATGTATCAGTAACTACTGCCAACTGAAGGGAAGAGGCTGAACAAGATGAAAATGCAATTCCACAAAGCCGTGGTGAAGGTGCTGGTCGTCGTAGCACCAGACCGCACCAAAACTCCTGTCTCTCTGACTTTTGAAGATGGAAAGGAATATCCCATCGACCGTGTCTGTAGCAGACAGAGAGCCGCAGCAACAAAAGTTGGTGGAACAGGTATCCGTTATACGATTATGATTGGAGGAAGACAGACCTATCTCTTCGAAGACGAAGATCAGTGGTTTGTTGAAGCAAAGAACCTCCATGTATAGGAGATATGCCATTGAAATATCTATCACGCAATGACCTCGAAACTATCGGCGGGAGAGTCATCGCAGCATATAAAAGACTACCGGCTATATCTGGTCAAGCGCTGGAACGAGTAGATATCGACTCCCTCTGTCAAGAGCTTCTGGACCTTCGTATCGATTATGCCCGGTTATCTCTGAACGGCGAAAAAATCGGCCTGACATCTTCTTGCGATATAGGCGTCGAGGTATTCCCAGAAGATCCAAGCTCCACGGAAGAACAGTATTATATGCTTGATGGAAAAACCATTTTGATTGAAAGTGATCTTATGAAAGAGGGCGCCAATATAGGCCGAAGGAACTATACCGTTTCCCACGAGAGCTGTCACCATATTCTGAAAATGCTGTTTCCACACGACTACGGAGCCCAAGCAAGCGGGCGTTCCGTTCACTGTTGTTACAGAAGCAACAGAGGAAATGGAGATTGGGAGGAATGGCAAGTTGAAACATTGGCTGCCATGATTTTACTTCCAGCCGAATGTGTAGTTCGAAGCATGGAGAGATTCGGTCTTGGAACCCAGATGCGCCTTCTAAACCGAGTATTTGCCCCTGCCGATTACAAGAAGTTCGAAGCGATGGCATCATTTATGGGTGCATCTAAAACAGCGTTGTCCATTCGAATGACGCAGCTTGGACTTCTGAAAAGAAATGATCTTTCCGACCCCTATAGTTTGGTTCGAGTCGACATGGATGAGGAGGACCGTATACTATGAAACCTAACTCGTATGAAATCAAAGTTGTAAAGCGTTGCCCGAAATGCAACTGGCGCATTTTTGATAAAGTGACTCCCACTTCGGGCATCATTGAGTTGAAGTGTCCCAACTGTCGAAAGATTGTTGAGATAGACCTGAGTTATCGTACCCCAATCCGCAGGAGAGCTACCTACTATCGAGCATCCTGCCATACTTACACATAAGAGTAAACGACAACAGAATAAGAAAGCTGATTGCACCGAGCCACGGGTCCTTAGATAAGGAAGTCTATGAGACACCAAATTGCCGGGCATTGAGAAGAAAAGGTTACTGCAAAGTGTACCTATCTTCTTGATGCCCGGCTTTTTTGTGCTGTTGCCCCCTAACGGAGGTAACAATGCTGACTGGTTTTTGGGAACCCTATATCGCTCAATATCCTTGATCTCCGATTTTTTGAATCTCACCAAATTCAAAAAATCAAAAGGAGATCAAAAAATGTCCGAAAAAGTTTATGTTCTCAATGTTTACAATACCATGACCGGCCAATACGAACTCATCCAAGTAACCAAGGAAGTATTTCAGACTTACAGGCGAACGAAATGGAATATCGAAGATAGCACGGAACGCTTTTTTAAGCATGAGACGCAGATGAGTTCGCTGATTGGCGGAGAAAATGATGGATACGAGCGGTTCCACGAGTTTATAGATTATGACAATACGCCCGAAAATCAAGCCATTGAGGAGATGGTATTCCAGTCCTTGCATAATGTTCTGGAGCTGCTTCCTCCGAAAGACTACGAGCTGATCTATGAACTTTACTTCAAGAACCTCACCGAAAGGGAATGCGCTCAGAGGCTGGGGATGTCTCAGCAGGCCATCCATGAGCGGAAGAAGCGCATTTTGAAAAAAATCAAAAATAATTTGGACGAGGAGGGTTGTTAAGATACCTGTTTTCTCCCGTATACATGCGAGAAGAAAAATCTCTTCTTGTGAACGTTGAAAACTGAATATCCGGCGACTGATAACGTCAGTCAGCGGGCCCCCGACGAAGGGGAGCAGCGATGCGGCGGGTGCGCCAAGACCCACCTGTGCAGAGAACTCTGCATAAAAGACGGCCTACTAAGGTGACCGAGCGGTACCCACCCAGCCCAAAGCAGCTTTGGCAAGCTGTCTCGCAATGATACCGTTGACCTGTACTCACTGTCCAGCCACAGACTCAAGCAATGGGGGCAGCTCGGAGAGATCCTCGGAGGGGTGAGATTCCCGGAGGGTGGTGCCAGCCACTGGTCAGTTTAGCCGCCCACGATCCGGGGAGTAGTGTCGAATAGGATCATTAGAAAGTAAGAACACAAATACGGCGGGAGCCGAGCCATACCACGGGAATGCGATATTCTTCCAACCACTGGACGGCTCCCGCCTTTTTGATGATAGAAATGTGAGGACAAAACTTGTCCTTAGATTCCTATCATCTGCAATTTTGAAAAGTGCCAATAATTTCGGCATAATTACATTCTACATCAAGGAGGTAACACCATGCTGTCAAACAAGAACACCAAAAACGCCAATTTCCTTTTTATTGCTGATATGCTGAAGGATCTCCTTGCGCAGGAGTTGATCACAGAAAAGGAATATGTCAGGGCGAAAAAGTATTATATGAAGCTTACCGGCGCAGATATCGTATTAGCCCGCTGAAAATTGTGCATAAGGTCAATTCTGCGCTGTTCCAATTGTTTTGGTAGCTATTCAGAATAGTTATCAGTATAATGTGGTTTGCCAAAAGTGGTTGGTATCATATTATGATACCAACCAAAAAACGAGAGAGGAGGACACCGAAATGCCTGAAGTACGGCTCATCACCCCGATCACAAGACAGAGCACGAAGAAGATGCAGGTTGCAGCTTACTGCCGAGTGTCTTCCAACTCTGCCGATCAGCTCAACTCCTATGCCGCACAGATCCGAGCATACAAAAAATGCATCGGAGCACGCGACGATTGGGAACTGGTGGACATCTTCGCCGATGAAGGGCTTACTGGCATGAAAAGCGAAACCCGTGATGAATTTCAACGGATGATCCGCATGTGTGAGCTCAAGCAAATTGACCTCATCATCACGAAATCCATCTCCCGTTTCGCTCGAAACACAAAAGACGCTCTGGCCTATGTAAGAAAGCTCAAGCTGTTGGGCGTGGGCGTTCAATTTGAAAAGGAAGGCATCTCGACGCTCTCTATGGGCGACGAGATGCTTCTTAATACCTTCTCTGCTCTGGCGCAGGAGGAATCGCAGTCCATCTCTATGAACCAGCGCCTCTCAATCGTCAAACGCATGGAACTTGGCGAGTATGTGGACAGCAACGCCCCTTACGGATACCGGTTGGTCGACAAGGCATTGGCTGTGTACGAGCCGGAAGCTGCTGTTGTGCGGGACATTTTTGACCTGTATTTGCGGGGTTTCTCCATCAGTGAGATTGGCAGAGAATTGAAGAGTCGCAATATTCCTACCAAGGCCGGCAAGGAGAGCTGGCATCCGTACCGAATAGCCTATATGCTGAAAAATGAACGGTATATCGGCGATAGTTTCTATCAAAAAACTTACCGTGAAACAACGGTCCCATTCAACCAGCATATCAACCGCGGACAGGAAGATCGCTTCTATGCCAAAGGAACACATCCCGGTATCATTGACAAGGATGTGTTCAATGCTGTTCAGCAGCTTATCCAAAAACGCAAGGAGACTTTCTCCAGAACAACTACCCAAAATATCTATCCGCTTACAAGCCGCATTCAGTGTTCTGAGTGCGGCTCTTTCTATCGGCGAAGGAGTGTGTCGGGTACTGTGAAGTGGGTATGCGCCCTTCACAAAGATGACAGCACAGCTTGCGATTCTCACTATTATAGCGAAGAACGGATCTATGACGGCTTTATCACCATGGTGAACAAGCTGCGGTTCTCTGAAGATAACATCCTCGGCCAAGTCATCAGCCGGCTAGAGATGACGCTGGCAGCTATGAAGCGGAACAATCTGGTTGCGCGCGATTTAAGCAATAGTATTGCCGAGTTGAATGCGAAACTGCTCATGCTCGAACAGCTCCGATCCAAGGGATACCTCGCCCCTGAAGTTTATCAGGCACAAGCCAATGAGATCGGTGCAGAGCTGGCAAGGCTCAAGGATGTCAGGCAGGAAAAGTTTAATTCAAAGGCTGCCTCCATGCTCGAGGAAGTCAAGAAATTTAAAATGCTCATCTTCGAACTGGAAGAACCCCTTGAGGCATTCGATGAGAAACTCTTCCTGGAAATCGTGAAGAGCATCCAAATCAATAAAGAGGATGAAATGTCCGTAGAATTCCTTGGCGGACTTCGATTCAAGGAACGCATATAGGAGGCAGTCATGAAAAAGACGCGGTATATCCCATATGGATACACAATGCGCAATGGCAGAACCGTCATCTCAGGAGAAGAAGCGGAAGTTATCAGAGAGATTTTCAATTCGTATCTGAACGGAGCTTCCTTGAAGGCAATTGCGGACGAGTTGACCGACCGCCAAATCCCCTATACGCAAAAGACTGCCATATGGGACAAAGCCCGTATTGCAAGAATCATCGATAACGCCGGATATACAGGAACTGAAGAGTATGATCCCATCATAGACGAAGATATGTATGAAGCGGCAGTCAGCCTGAAAACAGCTCGGCAGTGCAAAGCCTGCGAAAATGAAAATGATGCCATCGGCCTGCTCCGCGACTTCGTTCGGTGCGATAACTGCGGTCAGCCGATGAAACGCCGCATCAACGCAAAGCATCACATTCGAGAGAGCTGGAACTGTACCAATGGTGAATGCGGCATCAGAGTCCGCATCAGCGATACCCAACTCATCGAAACCATTACAGTCCTCATCAATCGGGTCATCCTCAATGACCAGCTGCTCCAGCCGAAGCCCAAGAAACGGTATGAGCCAGATGCGAAGGTCACCAAGGTAGGAAATGATATCGCTCTGGAGCTGGAGCGTGACGCTCCAAACGAGGAGTTCATCATCGAAAAGACCATCGAGATGGCAGCGCTCATGTACGAGCAGAGCAATGCCAAGTTGAACCTCACAGTATCGCTCGCAAGAAAGCTGGCACAAACGATGGTCACGCAGGATGAATTCAATCGAGATTACTTTACCGCCCTCACCTCATACATCACACTCGGCGAACAAGGCAAGGTGGTACTTCATACTAAGACAGAAACGGAGGTTACGCTGGACGATGGAAATAACGAAAGTTCCTAAAAAAATCGTCACTGTCATAGAGCCAAAACGCTCCATGACAGTAGACAAAGAAAAATACAGGCAGAAGAAGGTTGCCGCATACTGCCGTGTCTCGACAGACAGCGAAGAGCAGCTCGTCTCCTACGCCAACCAAAAGAAGGTGTACACCGAGATGATCGCCAGCCGCAAAGATTGGTGCTTTGCAGGTCTCTTCGCTGACGAGGGTAAGTCCGGCACAAGAGCCGACAAGCGTCCCGAGTTCAATAAAATGATCAACGACTGTCTGGCTGGAAAGATCGATTACATCATCACCAAATCCGTATCCCGCTTTGCGAGAAATACGGTAGACTGCCTCGACTATGTCCGAATGCTCAAGTCCAAAGGCATCGGCGTCTACTTTGAGGAGCAGCAGATCGACACACTCAAGACAGACAGCGAGCTGTATCTGGTCATCTATGCTGGCTTCGCACAGTCCGAATCCGAAAGCATCAGTAAGAACATTACTTGGAGCGTTCGCAAGAAGTTCGAGGAAGGAACACCAGTGTTCATATACAAGCGGTTCCTTGGCTATAAAAAGGGTGCTGACGGTGAGCCTGAGATCGTACCGAGTGAAGCGGCCATCGTGGAACGTATCTTCAATCTCTATCTGGCTGGAGAAACCGTGGACAATATTTCCAAGATGATGCAAGCTGAGAACTATGATATCCCCGGCAAAACCATCAGCTTTAGCAAGGGCATGATCATGAATATGCTCTCCAACGAGCGATACTGCGGAGATGCGATCCTGCAAAAATCCGTCACCGTTGACTGCATCGAAAAGAAGCGGAAGAAGAACACCGGAGAAGCTCCAATGTACTATGTTCAGAATAACCATCCAGCCATCATCGACAGAGTGACCTTCAACAAGGTTCAGGAAGAGCTGGCCAGGCGAAAAACGAAAACGCCAGGCTCTGCAAAGAGTTCTATCACATCCACCGGAAAGTATTCTCGCTACGCCCTGACCGATGTGCTCATCTGCGGCAACTGCGGTACCCGCTATCGCCGCGTGACATGGTCAAGAAATGGTACCAAGCGCATCGTGTGGCGCTGTATCAGCCGACTGGACTACGGCAAGAAATATTGCAGCGATTCCCCCACCATTATGGAGGACAAGTTGCAGGAAGCCATCGTTCGAGCGGTCAACAAGTTCAACAAGCAGGATAACGCCACCTATAAGGCACTCATGAGAGCAACCATCAGCGAAGCCCTCGGCCTTAATGGAGATCCGGAAGAAGTAGATATGTTGGAGCGAAAGGTCGAAGCCCTAAACAATAAGATGCTGGCGCTTGTCAATGAGAGTGTCAGCTCCGGCGATGGCATCGAGGCCCATGAAAGCGAGTTCATGACACTGTCACAAGAAACAGAACTTCTCAAGCAGCGTATAGCTGCCATTCAAGAAAGTACTGCCAAGGATAACGGTGAACAGAGCCGCCTCGAGCAGATCCAAGCCATCATCTCAGAAAGAGAAAGCAAATGCATGGAGTACGATGACTCCATCGTCCGTCAGATGGTAGAATGCATTAAGGTCTATCCTGGCGGCAAGCTGGAAATCATCTTCGGTGGCGGATACCTTGTCGAAGAATCCGTCTAAGTGTAGGAGATTGAGGGATCATCCCTCTTTCTCTTTCTTTATTTCATCGTGGATGTTCTCCTGAATCGCATCGAGAAGGGCGACCGTTTGCTCTGTTGAACACGCCAATCTTGAGATGTAATTATAAATCAACTGTGCATGGACAGTTGCAACACGCTTGGAAAGATCTTCCTGACCTTCCGTTGAGCACGGCAAATGAATGATTACTTCCATAGAATTCCCCCCAATCAGGCATAAGGCCGGATGCATATCGGTAAGGTAGTCAGCACACAATGAAGTATGGGATAATCGCAGACACGCCCCTTTTAATGTCTTTATTTATTGACAATTATAGATGTATCGTCTATAATAACAAGCACAAAGATGATGTGGAGGTGGTGTGCAGAATGGGACGAAAGAGTGTTGCTGTGCTGCCGCAGACGCAGGCGATTTTAGAACAGCTGGGAGAACAGATCAAACTTGCCAGATTACGGCGGCATCTGTCTGCCGAATTGGTCGCGGAAAGAGCTGGTGTGAGCCGAGCCACAGTGTGGAATGTTGAAAAGGGAAACCCCTCTGTCGCGATTGGGATCTATGCCGCAGTTCTGCACGCGCTGAACAATATGGATAAAGACCTTCTGCTCGTTGCAAAGGATGATGAGCTGGGGCGTAAACTCCAAGACCTTGAACTTACCACGCGCAAGAGAGCACCACGAAACGGAGGTGATTGACCGTGGCATCAAACCAAAAAAAAATTTATGTCTATGAGAGCTTCCAATCTACAGAGCCAAACTTCCTGGGGACGCTCTTCGTGGAGAATGTCCGTGGCAGGGAGAGCTACTCATTTGAGTATGATGCTGACTGGTTAAAAAGCAGCGCAAACTACATGTATCTCGACCCGGATCTTCAGCTGTATGCCGGTCGGCAGTATCCCACCGGTGCAAAAAATGTGTTCGGCCTTTTCGCCGACTCTTCCCCCGACCGCTGGGGCCGCCTGCTGATGACGCGCAGAGAAAGAATACTCGCTGAACAGGAAGGACGGAAGCCTCGAAAACTCTTAGACAGCGACTTCCTGTTGGGCGTCTACGACGAGACTCGGATGGGCGCGATCCGCTTCAAGCTGGACAAAGACGGCCCGTTCCTTTCGGATGATTCAAAAACCCCGACGCCTCCCTGGACCAGCTTGCGAACGCTGGAGGAAGCCTCCCGTCAATTCGAAAACGATGAGTCCGGTCTCGAGCAGAAATGGATCAATCAACTCATCAAGCCCGGTTCCTCGCTGGGTGGCGCTCGTCCGAAGGCCACCGTTCTGGACACAAGCGGAAATCTGTGGATCGCCAAGTTTCCGTCCAAGCACGACGATGTTAATGTGGGCGCATGGGAAAAGGTCACCCATGACCTTGCAAGACTTTGCGGCTTGGATGTTCCCGTGTCCATGCTGATCGACTTCTCCAAGTACGGAAGCACCTTCCTTGTACGACGGTTTGACCGGAATGGTGCTGTGCGGATTCATTTCGCATCCGCCATGACAATGCTCGGAAAAACGGATGGGGCATCGACAGCGGACGGCTCCAGTTATCTTGAACTGGTGTCCTTTATCAAGGCCAACGGCGCTGCTCCCAAGAGAGATTTGACAGAGCTATGGAAGCGGATCGTGTTCAATATGGCTGTTTCCAATACGGATGACCACATGAGGAATCATGGCTTTATCCTCAAGGCGGATGGCTGGCATCTCTCACCCTTGTACGATGTAAACCCCGTCCCGGAAGGTGACGAACTGTCCCTCTGCGTAAACGAGGACGATGCGACGATTTCCCTCGACCTTGCGCTGGAGATCGCACCGTATTGTGAGATCAGCACCAAGGACGCAGCAGCTATGGCGGCGGATGTCCTGAAAACCGTCCGAGATAACTGGAATCGTCTGGCAGCGGAATGCGGATTAAGCCGGAGCGCACAGGAATATATGCGACCGGCCTTCTCGCTGGCTCTTGAATAACACAGCTTGATTCACCATCAGATCTCCCTTCGAGCAAGGGAGATCTTTTTTTGCCAGTCACAAGCCAAATAGCATTCCGCGTGTGCTATTCCTCAAGGACAGGATCGTCTGCAAGGGGTTCTTCGTTTTCCTCTACAAAGTCATCTTCCGCAGCAACCTTCCCAGAATGCAGCTTCGTCATTCGCAAGGTATATTTGCATTTTCGGTTATAAGCAACGAGCATAGCTTCGGCGTAGCAAAGAGACCCTGCTCCACGCTCTTTAGCGATGCGAGACAACTGCCGAACAGACATGAAGCCAACTCTCTCCTTAAAGGTTTCGTCACGAAGCTGGTCACCAAATGCTACGACCATTCTCGCAACACCGGCTAATACATTTGCCCCCAGAGAGTCGATATCCCCCTCCCATGTACCAACGCAGAGCCGCAAAGTTCGGTCAAGCACATGGTAACCATATTTGGTGTAGATCCGCTCCAGCGTAGCAACCGCACAGATCATGCCATATGCTTTGGTCGGCCCGATAGAAAGAGAATAGGATTCTACCAGCCGCTTAATAACGAGCTGCTGTTCATTTCCCGCTTCGATATTTGCCATGAATATCTCGTAAGGCTTCAGCGGCCGCACATGCTTCATCTGATTTGCAAAAATGTCCGCTTCGTTCTTGTAATCTAAGCTGTCATAAATCATGCACCAAACAGGAGTCTCCCGCGAACCGGATACAGTAGCAACGATCTCTATGGTGTGCTGACCATTAAAGACATAGTTGACACCATCACGGCGGCTCACCTTTACCGGGTTGATTTGGTTCAGGTCGAAATCCTCGATGGCTTTTTCAACCTGAGCCTGAGACAATGGCCGCTGGTATTCCTGATTAGATACGAGATTTTTGATCGGGATCTGCTCGAAGTGGACATTCGGAACATATCTGCTGAAGTCTTGCATTAGTCTACCTCCCTGATATCTGAGAGCATCTCGGACACCTTCTCCTGTAGTGATAGCAGTGCTTCCTCGAGTCTGCTTTTTGCGCCCGTGGATGCAGCATTCATGTCCGCATTGTTTCTGGCTCTTTCAATGGAACTGACCCACGACGGAACTGTAAGAGTCAAACCGGCGATTTCAGCATCTGGATCGTGCATAGGTGTAATTTTGATAAGTGGTAAAGTCTCCTGCATAGGTTCGACTGGCTCCTCGTCTGTATCAGCAAATTCTTTTCGCGTATCACTATAACTGGTGAAGGGGTGTTGCAGGTCCTCAGGTTTTGACCCAATTCGCCTGATCTCTTCCGGCGGCATTTTCGAAAGGGCCACAAGGTTCTCGTGAGATATTTTGAAAGTGCCAGAAAGCACTTTGCCAGGAAGTTCGGGGTCTGCCTGTCCAACAACGTCTAATGCCTTACTGAAGATCGCATACTTCTGCACAGATCCAGTAGATACATTGTATTGAGCGCTGAACTTCTGGGCTGTGCGCCGAAAAGTATCGCCTCGCTCACCCTTGTTTCTCCGCTTATACTGGTTGAACCCATTGATGTTGGGCGGATGCTTACGCGCTACTTTCTCAAGTTCATACTGCTTTCCAATGAGATATCGTCTGGTTTCCTCCGTGATATTTCGGCGGCCGAGCTGATTGCTGCAGATCCAGACAATCGCTTGCTCTCGGTTCTCAAATGGCATCTCTCGTATAGCATAGGGAATGTGAAGTCGATTGCATATCTCGTAACGGTTATGACCATCAACAATGATGTTATTCCATGTGATGATCGGCTCTCTGCAACCGTCTACTGCAAGATTTACTTCGAGTTGAAGATACTCATCTTTCCGTAAAGGTCGAATGAGCGTCTTAAATTCCGGGTCAATCTCCAACACCGCAAATCCTTTATCCATCGTTGGGAGGTCTCCTCTCATTTTTCTTTAAGGTTTTCATGGAGAAATAGGCTACTCTGTTTGCAACATCCACCTCTCCGCTCATACGATAACTGTATTGGAAGTCGAGAGTACCAATCATGTTGACCAAAGCACACAGGAGTGTATTACTGTAGAACTCAATAGAATAATGGCGTGATGTTTGAACCAACTTCACTCGGTTGGAGGTGCCACCAGCGAGGGGCCGATCTGAGCCAAGTACAGCAATGAACATTTCTTCTGGATTGACCAGAAATTGAACATATTGCGGATTCCCCATTTTGTTCAGGGTGGACTTATGTATGCGAAAGCGATTCCACTTTAAGTCAATGGTCATGATCGCGCTGTTATCCGTACTACCCATTTACACTCCCCTCCTGCACAGGTACCTCTGGTTGATATGCGGTATGGACTGATGTGACATTTTCCACGGATGCCGTGGAGGATACAGAGCTATCCTTGATTCCATAAATCGCGTATCCGTCAAAGATATTGATCTGCAGAGATTTCTGGTGTTCACGATAGGGCAAACCGAACTGATCCTTCCAACCGGCTGGGAATACAGGTGTACGCGCAGTCTTGGGCTTGCCTCCGTCTTTTGCAATACGCTGATAAATCTCGGAGGCGTTCAAGTCGAATACAATCAGATACTCATCATTAGCATGGATGACCTTGCCAATCAGCTTGTACCTGTAATCAATATTCCAGTCCATCAGCTCAAAGAGCTTTGCAAAGAAGAACTTACCCGTCACCTGACGGGGCCTCCTCTTCCCACCAGATGTGTTGCACCACGCGAATGCGTCTCGCTCTGACTCGGCGCAAGGGCGTAGCGCAAGAATGTGCGACTCTCGATTGATCAAGAGCTGGACACAGTCTGCATGGGGAAACTTGTTCAAGCAAGCAGTATTGACATAAACTTTGTAATTGTTGAAGGTGATAGACGGCTCGAAAGTATGAGCGAAGAACTCCCTACGAACCACCTGATACCCATCAAAATCGAAGTCGTCACTAAGTTCGATCACATCGCCTGGTGCCGATGCGTCGATTGTCATTGGCGTGTCCGCATCCTCCTTAAAGGTAATGGTAGTTTCATCATCGACATTGCCGAATTGAGTATTCTGCAGCATCGGTGAGATGAAAGAAACCTGATTCTCTACTTCCATTCTGCTCTCCTTTCATTCGTCTCTGACAAGATCCAGCGCATCTCCAATCTGGCGTAGGCTCATGCTGAGATAGCGACAAAGCCGTCTGAGTTGTTCCGTGTTATACCCTGCCATGATCACATCCTGCTCGGCTTCGGACAAATCAGAAAAGCATCTGTTGACATGTATACCATCACGAACCACGCGGTAGTACACTCCATCAAGATTCCGAAAGATTGGAATATTGTTTTTTTCAGGCATTAAAATCCACCTCTTCCTTCTGCTTTATGGGGGCTAATTGCTCTGCTATGAATCGCTGCATTTCATCAAACTTGGTGACTTGAAGCTTCTCACCGGTTTCAAAGAGTTGGCCTTCCAGCCAAAGCTTCCATGCATCTTCACTTTGTAATTCTGGTGAAGATGAGGTAAGTCTGTGAGAATAAAAGTCACTCCCAAACCTGTCTGCCAGTTTCTTCGGAACTGCCCGAACACGCTTTCCTGATACGGAAAGAGGAGAAAGCTCACCATTGCCGCTGATGGGAGAATCTGTCCCCGTCATGAGATAGGACTGGATAAAAATCTCGGGTTCACTCAAATCAAATAGGAACACCGAATCCCCTTCGTTTTGGAGGAGTCTACCATAGGCCCTGAACTTAAAATCGGTTTCCCAATCGAGCAGTTCGAATAGGGTTCCACCAAATGCGGTACATGGTATCTCTTTGGCATAGTATTTTCCATCGTCAGGTCTTGACCACTGTACGCACTGGCGAGAATCCTTAGAGGCGCGACGAACAGCGAGCTTCCGCAATCCCGGATGGATCAGCAGTTCAACTTTGTTGTCCTTCCCAAACTGCCTGACGCAATCTGTGCTGAACTTGATTTGTTTGCTCTGAAATAAGACATACGGTCTTTTGTTCGCATCAAAGAGAGATGAATTCGTAACTTCAAAGCCGCGCAAATCAAAATCTCCAGCTGCCACCTCGAATGTGGCGTCACCCTCCGCAGGCTGGCCGTAATATGTATCGTCCGTGTAGACACTCATAGAAGCCTGTAAATAATCGGCTGCCTTGAAACCTGCCCACTTAGGGCTAATCGTGACAAATCCTTTCAGAACGCCAGATTCAATCACCCGAAGCTCCGGCAGAATAGACTTTCCGCCGTATTTCGCATTATTGATCATGTGCTGGACGGCTATATAATCGTCCCGCGACACGATTGCCTCGTGTTCTCCTTTATACAGGCTCTGCTGCCGTTCCCCTCTGTTTTTCTTGGACTTATGGCTGATCACATCAGGCGTGAATGTCTTTCTTGTGAGAACATCACCACAATGCCGCTCATTCCTCAAGACCTGAATTACGGTGCCGGAAGTCCACTTGGAATTACCAAGGAATGTCCTCTTACCAAGTGCCTCGAGGGTTTTTGCAATATGCGATGAAGAATATCCGGACAGATACATGTAGAATATGAGCTTCACGGTCGGCGCTTCGTCCGGATTGATCACCAACTTGCCGTCAGCATCATGGGAATAGCCCAACAGCTTGGGTGTCAGAGGAAGTCCTCCATTCAACCGCTGAGCAAGCGAAACTTCCATACTGCGGCTTCGAATGCGGGACTCGTTTTCCGCAATGGAAGCCAAAAAAGACAGCGGCATGTTTGTATCCTCGTTCAACGAGAAGATGCATTCACTCTCGAAGAAAACGCCCACTGGATTGCGAAGTTCCGCAAGATTACGCACCATGGTAATGCAGTCGACCGTATTTCTGGCAAGACGCGAAACCGATTTGGTAATAATCAAGTCGATTTTTCCGGCTCTGCTGTCAGTGAGCATTTGGTTTAGCTCAACGCGGTGTTTTGTCGAAGTGCCCGAGATTCCTTTATCGGCGTAGATCTTTACAAGCTTCCAATTGGGATGCTTCAAGACGAACTCTTCATAATAGTTCTTCTGAAGTTCATAGGAAGTTTCCTGACCGAGATTATCAGTTGAAACTCGGACGTAGACCGCAACACGCTGATGGACATCTGCATCGTAGAAGTCGACCTGTTTCTTTGCCGGATAGATGACATCTGGCTCTCTTCGATTCGAGTATCGCTTATGTACTTTCTCACGTTCTGCTTGGTCGGCTGCTTTCTTTGCTGATTTACTCATGGAGAGCACCTCTCATATCCAGCTCGTCATCAGGCAAGATTTTCCAGCCGGATGTTGGGAAGAAATAGGGCTCCCGAAGGTCATCACGATAATATGAGGCCAAAGTGTATAGATCTTCTGATATGAAGTAGATGCCAACAGGAGGCTTGCGAGCGGCGAGTATTCTTGCATAAATCGTCATTTCTTGGGCATCTCTGGACACATTGCTGACCTTCTGTGTGATTATGAGATCGACTTTCCCAGCATCGCAGTCAGACAGGAGTTCAGACCATGCTGTAGAGTTCTCCATATACGGAGCGGTCGATCCATTGTCAATATAGAAACCTACAAACTCCCACATAGGATACTGAGACAGCGTAGCACGAAAAACCTCTTTGTTACGTTCGAGATATTCCTCGTCTCTATATTTCGTCTGGTTGAAAAAGCGGATGTACACTGCAACTTTGAATGGGGTTTTGGGATTAGGTGTTTCATGGCGAATGCTTTTCAACCACTGCCTGTGCTGTGCCACAAGAGGAGATACCAAGTTTTCTCCCAGGCACAGGTCAAAAGAAGGGTGTTCCGCCTCATCGTTTTTTTGCTCGACGCCTAATGGCAGCAGTTCTGTGTTTTCCATGTTTCCCTCCGGCATTTGGGCAAGCCCTTTTGGGTGAATTATAGGGAAAATGCTAAAAAATAAGAAGATACCATAGGTCAGCATCTTGACCTATGGTATGGAAATGACAAAAAAATTATCGGATTGGTCACCCAATCCGATAATTAATCATTATTCTGTTTCTTATGCATGGAGGCTTTGACCTCTCGGACAATCTTTAAGATGGTTTCCATCTCACTGGCCGAGCAGTCTTCAAGGAGCTCCGCAAACTCACCTTGATAGATTGCTTTGACCTCCGGTACATCTGGGCGGAGCAAATAGTCTGCAGATACCTGAAGAGCTTCCGCCACTTTGACGAAAGTCTCAAGTTGCATCCCCGTTTTTCCTCGTTCGATGTTGCTAATCAGCGGCAGTGAAACAGAAGCTTCGACTGCCAAATCCGCTTGGCTCATGCCTCTGCTGATTCGAACAGCTTTGATGCGTGAGCCGACCAGCTTCAGATCTTGTTGTTCATACATGACCAGCTCACCTCCCCTTCGCCGGATATAAGCTAACAACTATAATTTAAGTTAGTATATAATATGCGAAGGTCGAGTTTATATAATCGTACCGCTATAAAATAACGGTTCAAATATAATTGAGTTGCCAAAATTTTTAAGGAGGTTTCTCTATGCAACTCAATTACTATGTCCTTGGTCAAAGAATCCAAAAAATCAGGAAGAACAAGCGTATCTCCCAAGCGGTGCTGTCCACCATGATCGACAAGTCCGCTGGATACATCAGCTATCTCGAGTGCGGTACAAAGGTTATGAGTCTCGAAACTTTTGTTGGCATCGCCAATGCGCTGGAGGTGTCGACTGATACGCTCCTGAACAGGCAGCTCACGGGTGCGACTGAGATGTCTAATGCCGAGGCGCAGAAAATCTTCGCCAACTGCACCCCGTATGAAACCTATGTCCTGTTGGATGTGCTGAAAACAACCAAGAACGCTCTACGCTCGCACCACCATCTCCTCAAGGATGAGTGGTGATCATTTTATCAACTGAATATCAAATAGCAACAGACCACAGGTTAAGAGATTGACCTGTGGTCTGTTGCGTGCAAAAAACGATTATGTTTTCGCCCAAAACGATTATGATTTGGGCTTTTGCGAGATTTTTCGTTCTATTGATGCTATAATCCGGACAAGTAAGAAAGGACGAAGATGTATGGTCTATTACACCGGCGATATTCACGGCAACGCGAAAGCGATTGTTGCTTTTGCGCAATACTTTGAACTCACGGAATCAGACACAATCGTCATCCTTGGTGATGTCGGAGCGAACTATATACGGCAACAGTCGGGATCGGTATTGCAAAGATGCGCTTGCCAGAATAAAGCCAACCGTCTTCTGTATTCACGGAAACCACGAACGGCGTCCAGACACTCTCACGGGCTATAAGCAGAAAGAATGGAATAGTGGCCTTGTGTGGTACGAGGATGGGTATCCGAACTTACTCTTCGCCAGGGACGGAGACATCTTCACTATGGAAGGGACCCGGCATCTGGTCATCGGCGGCGCTTATAGCGTAGACAAATACTACCGACTGGAGAACGATCTGCTGTGGTTTGCTGATGAGCAGCCCTCGGCAGAAATCAAGACATATGTGGAAGATCAAATCACGAAAAACAGAATTGACATTGTTCTCTCTCATACCTGCCCCTATAAGTACGAACCGCGGGATGCGTTTTTACCCATGATCGATCAGAGCACGGTTGATGACAGCACAGAGCGATGGCTTGATGGGATAGAAGAAAAAGTGGATTATAAGGCATGGCTTTGCGGACACTGGCACATAGAGAAGCAGATTGACAAGCTTCGCTTCCTGTTCCACGATGTTGTGTCACTGGAAATGATAAAGCGAGGTTTCAAATGAGTCGTTTCAAGAGTAATCTCTACACTGTTGAGCGCCGAGTATGGAGAAACCACAAGCTGTGCTGGATTCAGAACGATGACTTCACTCTCTTTTCAGGACATCACAAAACGAAAATCAAAGAGGAAGATCTCCCGGAATGGTATGTCTTTGGCAGATACTATAAGCTGTGGGGCTTCCTCTCCACAAAAGGTATTACCGACTTGCAGTACATCCCGAACCTGTGGATCAACCACTTCCTGAAAGATGACTGTCTCCTGATCTCCTATAGCGGTAAAATCGAGGAACATCCAGACAGCATCGGTTTTGAAAAATACAGCGGCGTTGATGAGCGAGTGTGGGGCAACGAGATCCTCCATGTGTTGAAAGGCGCAAGGATGTTCTCGCAATATGATATCGCCCCTATCATAGAGCAGATCCGCGAGAAGCAGCGCATTCTCATTGAGAACTACCCGGACGAGTTCGGACCCCACAAGTGGAGTTTTGATCTCGATGAATGGATGGCAGAAGAGTACCTCTCAGGTCGCCCAACCTATTACAGCAAAGCCATCACAGAAAAGAGAGATGCAGAGCTGCGAGAACTATATGACAAAAGAGGACAGACAAATGGATGAATGCCAACACGCAATGGAGGAACTCCGCAATATAGTCGAGGGGATCAGTAAGCTGCGAGACACAGCATACGCGCACTACTCTTTATTGGTCGAGCGGGTGCTGAAGGATCAAATCACCGACGAGCAGCAGTTAGAACAAATCATGGATGGCCTCTGCGATTTCTGCGATGAGATCCGCTTCATCGATCTTTATCGAAGCCTTTGCCGACACATCTATTACCAATATCCGCAGCTCGTGGGAGAGCATGTGGCTCTTTTCCGTGCGCTGTTTGAAGGGCCCGATGAGAGTTGATTTGAGAGAAAAGGTATGGAGGTAACCTTCAGTGAAGGAGGCACATACAAGTTCGCCTGCTACCGTCTCACATATGAAGAAAGCAAGTCTCCAGATAGGATTGCAAAGATCAAAGCCGATCTCGCCTCAAAGGGGAAAGATGGGTATTCCATTGCAATCACTTGTGACGCATCTCCCACCCCACCAACGTGGGACACATTCGCCAATTCCTTATTATGTCTGGACGGAAGACTTGAGATGTGGAAGCTAATGCAAGAGAGTTGGCCACATCACAAAGCGGTCGAAGCGCAGAAAGGGGTGAGTAAGATGAGCACATCATATTTCATTTTTACGGAGGTTCAGGTAAATGATCAGTGGCATTGTATCAACCCCCAAGTGATGAAGTTGCTGCCTATCGAACATCTCGTTCTTGTTCCAACGCTTCGCTCGGACAGCAGGTATCAGTTTGAAAAAGCATACCGGCAGCTTGAGTGCGATGGACACCCGTTCACAGTAGACGAAATGTCAAGAAATCTACAGGCATCGGTGAACGACTGGCTTACCCCAGAGGACAGTGTCCGAATTGCCGTTTGCTACGATGACATCTTGAAGCTACTGAACACTTCCGGCAAAGAACATTCTGCATTTGCTCTTCGATCTGAAGTAGCTGCCTTTCAGAATGATGAATCCGATAATATTTTGGACTTCGTCTCAGTAGACGAATATCGGAAGATGGAGGATGAACTCAAGAAGGCTTATCAATATTTCGAATGGAATGACCGCTCCGGTGCGTATCGCTATTATGAGGAGATCCAAAAGAAGGTCGCCGCACAGGTCAAGGATTGGAAAGCGATAAACCCTCGGGCAGAAATCACCTCTGTCCGAATAATGCTTTTTTCAACCTAAAGGAAAACACACAGGAGGGTTTCAGATGCAATCGAATAAAGAATCGAACCAAAAGCTGATTGAGCGATTTCCGTTTTTAATACCTCGTAACCGCTGGACGGGAAAAATTCCAGAGGATTACGACTATTCCTATACGGAACTGGATTCCATGCCTGATGGCTGGCGAAAGGCTTTTGGGGAGCAAATGTGTGAAGATATCCGTGAGGAATTGGTACGTGCCGAGTATCTCGACCAATACCGCATTACCCAGATCAAGGAGAAATATGGAACGCTCTGTTGGTATGACTTTGGCTGTACAGAGCGGATGCTTCGTGACATCATCCCCAAATATGAGCGCCTATCTGCGAGAACTTGCATCAGATGTGGGAACCCTGCAACAAAGGCCTCTACTGGCTGGATCAGTCCCTACTGTGACACTTGTGCTGGCAAAATCAGTCATGCCGAGAGATTTATTCCTATTGAGGAATGGCTCAGTGGAAGCGGAGATGAGGTTGCATCAGAAAGGATTGTGAATGAAAAAGATACCCACTCTCTTTGAACGAGAATTTGAAAACCATCGAATTGTCAGAATACTGCCAAATATCAGCCCTGACCTTGCTTGGGTCATGGCCGGCGACGGCGTAGCTACCATCAAATGGGACGGTGCCTGCTGTGCGGTCATCAATGGTGTTTTCTACAAAAGATACGATGCAAAACATGGAAAGCCCATTCCATCTAACGCAATCAAGTGTCAGGAGAACGCAGACCCTGTCACTGGCCACCTGCCTTGTTGGGTGCCGTGCAATAGAGCCGCATCCAGCGACAAATGGTTTTGGGATGCTTATGACAAGATGGGGATTGTACCAGATGGAACATACGAAGCCATCGGCCCGCATTTCAGATCTAATCCCCACAACCTTGATACCGATATTCTCAAGCCCCACGGGAAAGACATTGTCGAACTGGATCGGAGCTTCGAGGGCATCCGCACTTATCTGGAAACCCATGTGATTGAGGGGATCGTCTTCTGGAAAGATGGACACCCTCGGTGCAAGATCAAACGCAAGGATTTCGGGTTCCCGTGGGGAAGATGATTACTTAAATTGGAAGACTCCATTAGAGGTACGCCAAAGCACTTGGCGATAGGAGGCGCACCACATGAGCAAATGGCTTGGCTACATGGTAGAACTGTACCACGATGGGCAATGGTTCAACATCGACCAGTGGCATCGTCACGCAAACGGACAACTCAGACACCACTTTTTGTATGCTGCGCCTGAACGAGATATTCTCTCTAGCGCACATGATGAGCTGGCTCTTAGTAAAGAGAGAATCTGCTTTTCTGACCTGGCAGCAGAAACTCAGGATATCATCTGCGCAGAAAATCCAGCATTCGAACGCAGTACATTCGACTCATGGGATTTTTTCATTTGGGGCAACCTCGCTGACTTGGAGATGCTGCTTCAAAAGTCTGTTGAGAATGAAAACGATGGATACATTTCAAAGGATTTACTCAAAGGGCTGCTTGTCAGGATTCAAGACCAAATCCAGATTTTCCGACAGACCATCCCGTACGTCGTGACTGATAGGTCATCGGAAATGCCAATCAGGATCATTATCTGTGAATTGTGATTTTTTGATAGCTATTCGCTCTGAAATATGGTAATTGTTCGTGTTACAGAAAAGGAGGTGGAACACCATGATTTATGTAATGTCCGATATTCATGGACAAAAGCGACGCTTTGATTCCGTCATGAAGCAAATCAACCTACAGCCCGAGGACACCCTCTATGTCCTTGGAGATGTGATAGACAGAAACCCGGATGGCATCAAAATCCTTCGTCAGATCATGGCGATGTCAAATGCCAAAATGCTTCTGGGTAACCACGAATTAATGATGATGAATGCTCTCTACTACCCACCCCCAGAGGATGAGGAGTGGCCTGAATACTACTATGAGCGCAAGCAGTCTCTGTGGTATAGAAATGGAGGCGAGATAACACATAATTATCTGAAGCACATAAAGAAAACCGTTCGTCAGGAGATATTCGAGTATTTGGAGAAGCTGCCTGTAAACATGGAAATCACGGTGAATGGCAGGCAATTCATTCTGACCCACGCGGCTCCTGCCGAGCTGTATGAGACCTACGGTCGTAAATATGAGTGTGAGCGAGACTTTGCCGTCTGGATGCGATTTGACAGTTTCCCTGTTCTGGAGGACTGTACAGTCATCTTCGGACACACGCCAACTATCCGTTTCCAGTATGATAACCCAATGACAATATGGGATGCAAAGAGCTGGATCGGAATCGACTGCGGCTGTATGCTCCCTGAAAAGGGTGACCCTTGGTCAGGAGCACTTGGAAGACTGTCGTGTCTCCGATTGGATGATATGCAGGTCTTTTACTCCGAGGAACCTCAATACGACAATCTTAAAGAATCGGAGGAACAGCATGATGGATGATGGCAAAGTTACGATTACCATAGAAATCGATGCAGAACTGCTTGTGCAGGTAACCGAGGTGCTAAAGCCTTATGGCCTCACGCCGGAAGAAGCCGCGGTGCAGTTCTTCGAATACTGTGCCGACCCAAAGACACAGGATCATGCGATTACACTTCTCAAAAGGTGGAAAGAGGAACAGGAAGCGCAAGAGAGGAATAGCACCAATGCTAAGTAAAGAAGGGTTCTGCAAAGCACTCCAGATGATAAAGGAGCAAGAGTCCATCGACGAACAGTTCAGCAAAGCACTCGACCTGGTTGGCAATGGCCACTTTGTATTCGGTGCCGAAAACAAGTATCTTCTGGCACGTAGAGATGTTTTGAAAGAAGCGGTCAATGACCAATACGACTACATCGATTGGTGGCTGTATGAAGCAGCCGATGACTTTGAGATATGGGAAGCGGATTGCACCATGAAGTATTGTCTCAAAGAGCCTGAAGCGCTGTATGATTTTATAACCGGTACGCTAAAGCCTGTCCCTGTATCTTCCGGAGAAAGCACATCACAGCAGGAATAAGGGGATGTCAAAATGAAAAGACTGCCGCCACTATCCGAAATGGAACGCATCGAGCAAATACTGCTCGTCGAAAAACTGGATGAAATCCTGAAACGCATTGACAACGAGGACATCGGATTCGTAATAACAGAAAACGGTCTGCCGGATATGGTCCTAATACCATTCCGCTGGTTTGCCGAGAACTTTCCGGATGAAGTGCCTGACGGCCTATAAACGACTGGTTTCAAATTGAGATAGATTCTGCCGTTGAGGAGCCGAAGAAAGATGGATGAGAAGTTTAATAGAATACCCGTCAGTGTCATCCATTTTGATAAGGATGGCACAGTCACTGATGTAGAGGATTACAACCTCGATAAAGTCGATCCTGCTTTGTGGGCGCTCGAAGGTCTGGCTGCAGCACTGCTCCCTGTCATTCGCGAGTTCTATACGCGCGAAGAAAATGTTCAAGCATTTGAGGCGTGGCTGAAAGATCGGGAAAGTGATCCTCAAAAACACAGCAAGCGGAAATAA